GTTTCATAGTTAACGCACCACCACCAAAACGTGCTTGCTGTGTATCTCTTTTTACTTCTGTCATGGCTCTGCTAAACAACGCATCATATTGTGTAGCTCTCGCCTCATCCATTAAAAAGGTGTGTGCCGCAACTAAAGACCCATATAAATAACAATCTGGATGGCGTGATAGTACTGTGTTGCTTGTATTAGAGTCGGATAGGGCAGTTATGCCGTTACCAAATATTACCTCTAGCGTAATCACTGCATCAGGTATAGGCCGCAAGTGAATATTAGAGCCTATTATCGTATAAGATACTGGTGTTCCTTGCCCTTCTGAACTATGTGTCCTGTAAAAACTATCTGGAGTTGTAAAATCTAAAACCCTGTTTGGGTTGTTGTTTAGCTTTACTACTCGTATCTCACGTAGGTCTGTAGGAAGAGTATAGCTTTCTGTGCCAGCTACAGTTGATATGGTTGTAGAAGTCTCCTGTGATCGTGTATCTAACTCCCTAGACATTCTGGCTTCTGCTAATGATATAAAGTCAGGGATATTGGTTGTTAAATCATCCCTTGCTAAGAAATTAGCTATAGAAGTCTGTAGGTTAGAGTAGGTATCTAAACTCATGTTAATCGACCGCCAGTCGTTCTAAAGTGTTTGTTCTCAGGGTCTTGTAGCCATTTTAGCCACTTCTTTTTGTTGTGTTTGAAGTGACCAAACTTCTTCTGTAATTCAAAAAATAAAGGTGCTGGTATTTCAGCTATCTTCTGTTGATGTTTTTGGGTGTTCCCAATCAACGACCCATACCGATATTCTCCCTCTTGTTTTTTAGCGAAATCAAGCACAGGAGACACGTTGACTTGTGTGTTTACCTGAAGACCATCAACAGTGTCTTCAATCCATGTTTTTTTCCCTGTGTGGGGATTTTGACTTAGTAAAACTTTTCTCATTATATCCTCAAGAGGAGAGGGGGCTTTCACCCCCTCAACCATTATAATTATGATGTATTTAAATCAAATATCGCAGCGTGAGCCTTTGGCGCACGATTGATTAAGCAATACTCAGAAATAATTGCAAACTTTGTTGCATCTCCAGTAGGTGCTACATCAGACACACTAAACATTCTCCCTGGTAAGTGACCGATTGCGTAGTAGTCACTGTCTAAGAGAAGTATCTCTGTGTTTGTTGCGTTTCTATCAATAACAGCATTTAGTGTTCCAAAGTCTGTTAGGAACAGAGATACAGAACCAATTATTGCTGCTTCATTTGGTGCAGTCATATGTAATTGGTTAGTTACGACTGAACCTGAAGAAAGGTTGCTGAAAGCTACTTTGTTAGCAGGACTTAGAACAAGCATATCTGGTTGTCCACCATCGTCATACGCTAACTTCATTGCACTTTCAATATCAGCCAACTCAAGCGCATCGTTAGTGCCTGACATGGTAGCAGCATTTGAGCCGTCAGTACCTGAAGCCACCGCAGAGTTAGACTCAAGAACAACATTACTCATGTAGGACAAGAACTTTGCTGTCTTTCTTGGGTCTGAAGCTGACTTTGCTTCATTCTTAAATAAAGACTTTTCAATGTCTCTTCTTTGCTCAAGAGACTTGATTATCTTTACATAGGCTGTTTCTCTGTCTCTACCAGCCTTATCAACAACGTCTAAAGTGTTGGAAACACTTGCAGCCTGTGCTGAAATCTGGTGAACGTTTGATAGCCTTGTAGTCGCTGTTGGATTGACATAGGAATAGTCAGCCCCTTCATTGACATAATTATCATCGGCTGCTGCTGCTAACTCTTGGACTTGCCAGTCGTGCGTTACAGCCTTTGTTGTTTCTTTTTGTGCGTTAGAAAATACAGGGGTCTCATCTGGGTCAATCCGATAGATGACATCTGATAAGTCCTCTCTCTCTCCAACCGCATTTGAAGTTAGAAAAGTTGCCATATTATTTACTCCTAAATAGCTACTTGGTTAAAAGATATTCGACAGCAGCATCCCTACTGTTTGTCTTTTTAAGCTTTGCCCAAGCGTCCTTCTTTGCCTTGTCTGGTACATTTGTACGTGGCTTTGGCTGTCCAGCCTTCACCATCTTAGGCGCAGTAACCACTTTCTTTTTCACGACAGTCGCTTTGCTTTGTAGATTGTCGTAAAGTTGTGCTTTTCGTGCCATGTTTACTATCCTTGCATCAGTTGCGTTATTTATGTCATCAGTCGAAAAGCCCTGATTTCGTAAATAACCGACTAATTCGCCTTTTTCTTTGGCTGCTACACCCTGATCTTTCCACGATGGGATTAGATCAAGCAGTAAATCAGCCTGTTTTGCCAGTTCTTGAGACTTAAGGACTTGCTGTTCTTGTTGAACCGCTTGAAGTTTGCTTTGTCTCTGCTGCTCCTCAACCAAATACGTATTATACGCAATGGGGTCTTCTGCTTTCAGTTGCGCTAACTGTTCCTGACTCATTGCTTGTTGAGGTTGTGCTAACTGTTGTTCGTACACTTGTAGGACTTGAGCATATTTCTGACGCTCTTGCTCTAAAGACGCTTCCTTACTGCTTAACTGCTTTCGCTGTTCAGCAGCATCTTGTAGTCTTTTCTGAGCCGATTTTTCAAGTTGATAGTTTTTGATAAGTTCTTCAGTATTAACGTCATACTCCTCACCATCCACTTTCACTCTGTAGAGGGTCTCTTCTGGTTCGGTCTCTTCGACCTCTTCTTCGGTGACTTCCTCTGCCTCAGTTTCTTCTGCTTCTGTTTCGGTTGGTTGTTCTTCAACCGCCTCAACTTCTTCAGTTTCCACTTCGGTTGTTGGCTGGACTTCGCTTACTTCTTCGGAAGGGCTATTCGTGTCCAATAATAGGTTTACCGCGTCATTTTGCGATAAGTTCCCAGTTCCCTCTTGAGGGTTGCTAGGGTTGTCTTGCATCCTAAACTCCTTTTGTTAATTGTCTGTCTGCAAATTTTCCTGTCTTAATGACAGAATCCAGTTGTCCTTCTAGTTCTTTGATGGCGTTATACATATTCCAACAATGCTCTCTGGTTGCTGTGTCGGTAGGTAGGCTGTTCGCCCACGCATCAAAGTAGTTGTCTTTTAATGTCTTGAATGACTCAATCATCAATGGGTCACTCATTATGGCGTTAGCCCTTGCGCCTCTGTGACGCTCATTCTCTAGGTCTGTCATTGGGCTGTCGGTAGGTTCGTTGATATATCACCACCTAATGCAAGTTTCTGTTGCCGTAAGTTTAGTTCAGCCTCAAATTCAAACTTACGTAACTCAATCTTTGCCAACATCTCTTCTCTCTCAAGCGCAATCTTGGCCTCCATTTCCTCACGCTTTAGCTTCAACTCTTCCTGTAGCTTAAGGAGTTCAATATTCTGCTCTGGTGGCTGTTCCTGTGCCTGTTGTGCAGCTTGGTCTAACGCCTCACCACTACTAAAGAACTGGTCTGTATCCTTAAACCCAGCCATCTCTGCTATCTTCTTGAGCGTGTTAACGTACTGTGATGGCTTTACCACAGGGTTATTGATACCTAACTCTCTCAGCATCTGCTCTTGCTTGTTGGCAATCTGTACCAACATCGCTGCTTTCTGGTCTTCTTCGCCATTACCAAGACCAACAGAGACCTCTAAATCATACTCATTCGCAAAGGCTCGTGGGTCAATATCCACATATTCATTCAGCAATCGTATCGTTACGGCCTTGTCCTGATGCTTCTGGATAAGGTGTAGGATGTTGAACATCATATCCCTAACACCAGTTTCAGCAAAGACACGAGCAATCATCTCTATCTTTAGCTGTGCGCCTTGTATAGTGGCGTTAACAGCGTTGGTTGATGTTGACTGTAACTGCTTTGGGTCAAGCCCTAGAGAGGCTTTAGAAAAGCCTGTACGTTGGTCTCTTATCTGGTCTGCATACTCAAGCATATTAAACGCTTGAGAGCCAAGTTGAGGAACGGCTAATGGCTGTACCATTCCAGGGGCACGCATCCTAACTATTCCCCCTGGTCTGCTTGAAAGAAGGTCATCAAGATTAGTCTGTCCTTCCACAACCGCCACTCTGGAGTTGTTGGTTAGATACAGATTATCCAGCATCTGTCGATAGATTTGCGACTTGATTAACTGCAAGTCCATGACCATTTCAGCCACACTCAAGCCTACCATTCTATGAGGCATGAGTATCGGACTGACTATCGCAAAAGGTATCTTGTCAAACGGCTCATTCTCTACAATCTCGTAGTTATCGCCTAAGACTATAACTCTTCTGAGTTCAGCGACATTATCGCCATCATAATCAGCCCTGATATACGCTTCTGTCACCAATACTTCTCTGTTGGTGGGGTCTACAGCATTATCATAGGGGCTGGACTCAATGTCCTGAAAGCGAGATTGACGCTCTGACTCATCGTCTAACTCTTTATCGCCTGTAAGTGACATAACAAGGTCTGCGTCATAGCCACGTTCTATTAGGTCACCAGCCTTTACTTGTGTTCTATGTCCTATGAATGTGCAATCATCCATAGACTTCGCTCTACGTGAGAATATAAGCTCTTCAGGGGGTATATTCTCAATCTTTACCTTGCCATTCTTCGTGCGTCTTTTGACTTCAACATTGAAATACTGCTCGGTGGGTATCTGGTTACCCATCTGATCTGTAACGCCTTCCTCGACAACCTCCTGTGACTTTAATTCAATAGCAGGGTCATCAAGTAGGGTGGTTAACTCCAGTTGACTCAATCGCTCGTAGGTCTCCTCAACCGTTGTCTCAGTCTCATCCCAATATGTCTTAAGTGCGCCAATCTTAAAGAGTAATGCGTCTTTGAAGAAGTTATGTAAAATCGTAAAGCCGTTGTTTTGACTGTTGAGTACAAAGTTCACAAGCTCTGTGGCTTGCTCAGCACCTTTTACATCTTCTGCATTACGCCCTACAAAGCGACAG